AGAAAAGAAGAAGAGAGTTTACGATAATACCAACTATAGAGGTGGTTGTGCCAAATGGCATAGAAGGTTTTTCGGTAGAGGTTAGGTTTTTAAATTATTCATTGGGTATATTCTTTATTAAATGAAAAGGAAGTTTTATGAATGCGAAGTAGATGGGTGTAATCAAACCGTTGCTATTAGAAGTACGATAAGGACTGGCGATAAAAGAGGATTGAAAGCTTGTCCATCTTGTAAAATGAAGTACGATAGGAAAGATAAAAATGTTAAAAATTTAACAATTCATAAAAAAACTAAAGAACAGGATAAGGATTTGGATTGGTATTTTAAATACCATATTGAAAGATGCGATTCTAGTGAACAAAGTGGGGTGAATATAAACAACCCAACAAAGGCTAATATATGCCATATATTTGATAAGAGTCGACATCCAGAGTTAAGATATAATAGATTGAACTATGTTTACCTCACTATTGAGGAACATGCTCAGTTTGACAACCTATTGTATACCCACCAATTCAAAAAATTGGAAGAGGATTTTGAAAATGTTTGGAGAATTGCTTGCGGAAGAATTTCAAAATTACTACCTTTGTGTTCTGTTAAATCTCAAACAACATTCTACCACAGGGTAAGGGATTATCTATTTGGTAATGGTAATGATTTTATTCACGATAGAAGTAAATATAAGAAGTATGGCTTGGATTAATTATGAATACTTAAAACAGAAGAAGATGTCTGTATATGATTTTATGATCTTACAGACAATAAAACAAAACAAGTATGAGGATAGGGAAAAGGACATAGAGAAAATATGTGACAAATGTGATATCTTCTACTTAGAGGAAGAGGGGTTAGTTGAATATATTAAGGGTAAGAAATCAGATTCTCAATATAAAAAGATGAGATTGACAAGTAAAGGAGAATCTATCTTAGATGATATATCAACAGC